AAACGATGCCCTGAGCGTCGAAATGCTGGATACTCATTGTTTTGGCGCATATTCGAGCAATCACCACCCCGTCAGGCTCGGATGTACGTTGAACAAAGCATTCATTGGGCCAAAATGGCAACTGAAAATGCTGCTAACGAATTTCTCGAAACGTACTTCATGTACGCTCCTGAACTTGGTCCAAATTACTCCGAAATGAATGATCTCTACAACATGTTCAAAGAGCGCCAAAGTTATCTCGTTGCTCAGCGTGAACGTCTTGTTGCAGCTGCAAAGAAAATGCCATCACCCCCCGAAGGTAAATTCACAGCTCAAGCTTGGTTCACACCACAAGTTGAGATTAAATTTCCAACAATCGATAAGATCACCGATATGTTGAATCGACTTATTATTGACAACAATATCACAGTCGACCCTACTCAATGGGCAAGACGATTAACATCATTTGTCCTTATGCTCATGCAATTGTGCGCAGAGTCATCACTTTTTATCAAGGTGACAGCTGTCGCACAATTTCTCACACATTTTCCATTGCCCGGACTACAAACTTTCCGTGGCTATGCTCAGCGTCTAGCGCAAGTATTTCAAGACGCATTGGAAAATATTCGACGTGTGAGAGAAGACCAAGTTGATCCACTATTTGAACATGCATACAATTTTTGGCACCCATATGACGATACACCACGTCATGAGTTTGATGATGAATTTTTCCATCGACTCGGTCCAGAAGATGACGATGCCAACAGTGATGACGAAACACCATTCCAAGCACAAGGCGACACCGAAGAAAAACCTGAAGGCTTTCTCATTGGTACAGCAAAATTGATGTTGGCCATGGGAGGAGTCACTGACTACAATATCAAAGACAATCAGAAACGCGTCACACGACTCGATCAACTTTCGCGCACTATTACATCTACTGAGCGCCTTGCACATTTTGTTGAACGATTGTTCACATACGCATATGATCTCGTGTGCAAACACGTATTTGGAATGCATCCCGACATGCGTGAACTCGCACTTGTTTCTGA